AACCGCTTCCGCAAGGCCCACGAGCGGACGCAGAAGGCCATCAGCGCCCGCCAGTGGTTCCCGATTAAGGTCAATGAAGACAAGCCATACGGGATCATCTGGTTCGGCGATCCGCACTTGGGCGTGCATTGCGATTGGCCGCTCCTCGAAAGCCATATCGCCATCGCCCGCCAGGATGGCGTCTACGCAGGGAACATCGGCGATACCACCGACAACTTTCCGTGGACTGGCCGTCTTGCCCGGCTGTGGGCGGAAGCCGACATCTCGCACAAGACCGAGAAGCGGCTCGCGACGTGGTTCATGATGGAAGCCGGCATCAAATGGCTTCTGTGGCTCGGCGGGAACCATGACGAGTGGAACGGCGGGACCGAGTTCTACAAGTCCCTTGGTGCCTACCAGATCCCCGTAATCGACTGGCGGGCACAGTTCACGCTTATCCACAAGAACGGGTCTCAGACGCGCATAGACGCAGCGCACGGCCGCAAGGGGACGTCGATCTACAACCCAACCCACGGGACGCTGAGAGACGCCAAGTTCGGCGAGGGCGCGGCATTGTGGGTGACCGGCCATATTCACAGCTACGGCCTGTTTGACATCGAGTTCCCGGAGAAGAAGGCGCGGGCATGGCTGGCGCAGATATCCGGGTACAAGATGGGAGACCGCTACGCCCTCGTGAACGGCTTTGCGCAATCGAACCACGGCGCGGCGATTCTGTCCGTCATCGATCCGCAGACGGGCAAGGTGCAGTGTTTCGGCGATCCCGAAGAGGGGGCCGAGTTCCTGAAATGGAAGAGGCGATAGCGTGTCTCAGCAACGTGTCTACATCCGCGTAACGATGGCCGAAGACGGTCGGACGCCGAAGTATGAACTCATGGTCGACGGTCTCAAAGTCCACGAGTTCCGCAACCGGCACGAGCTTCTGGACTTCGCCATGCAGACAGTTTCAAGCGCGAGGTACTAGATGCTCTGGCGGCTCCGCATATGGTGGCTGTTCAAGCGTATGGAGTGGGGGACGTCATGGCAGATGGCGAGGTTCGCTCATCCGGTGCTGAGCCTAGTGTCGTGGTTCGGGAAGTGAACAATTCCTCCGCCCCGGCCTACATCAATCTTCTAGGGAATTATCCCCATTCCCATTTCATGAGTGCGGCGGGGTCAGAGTTTAGGCGGCGCCCATTAAGTGCGTAGCCATCCTGAATGTAGCCTTTCAGAATGCCCGATGCCCATTTTCTGAACTCAGTCGCCTTCTTCCCGCTGACGCGATAACCAACGGCCAGTATCACGTCGAGATTGAAGTGTTCCAAAGAACGCCTAACGTCTCTGCCGCCCTCCTTGCGAACCACTTCCATTTTGGAAGTGGTTCCCTCACGGACCACCTCACCCTCGCCATAGATGTTCGCCACGTGCTTAATAATCGCCGGCGCCCCATCGATTTTGAAAGCGACACGGTGTGGGCAACGTACGAACAAATGGCGGCGCTATTCGGAACTCAGACGGAAATCAATCTCGGTGCTGCCGGCCTTGAATTTGGCGAAGGCGTCGAACTGGATTACCGACTTTACAAGGCGGGCCGCACTTGCTGCGCTATCCTTCAGGCGCTGCGTTAGGCTGCGGCGCGCGCTTTCATTGTCATCCGTCATAGGACATAAACCTTTCGTTATGTCGTTATGCGGCGCTCATGGGGTATTGACACGGTTTCGTTCTGCTTGGTGGCGGTTTCTGTGCGCAGCTATGTGCCGTAGTTTCCGCGACGAACATTGCCGTAGATGATATGACGGATGCCGTCATAGGTCTTGCTCCCCAGCCAACCAAGCCGACGCGACCGGACCCCCTTCTCGTCGAGAAACCGCTCCATATCACGGATCGTGATATTACACCCGTCAGGAGCATGCTTGTTGGCATATCGGAGCAAAGTCATGCCCATGGACCCGTCGAACAATTCCTTGCTTTCGGCAGCCGCGCCATCGTACTTAGCTACGCATTCATCAAACCATCGTTCGATTACTTCGCGCGCTGTTTCTGGGGGAGATGGCGCTGGGTTCGCTTCGGCCAATTCTTGACGGTACCGCCGTTCCGCCTCATGTCGTTGGCGGTCAGCATCCATGCGCTCATCTCGCATTTTTTCGAGTTCTTCTGGCGTCGTACCGTTTTGCATGTACGTCCGCAGCCTGTCTTCGACCTCTGCCGATCTCTCGCCTCCACGAAACGAGACGCCTGTCGGGTACGACAGTTCGATAGCTGACCTCATCCTATCGATTTCCTTCAGAGAATATTTGCGTTCCATCACGCTCTCCTTTTCGTCACGGCATCTGCCTCTGTCGGCTCTCTCGGGACGACCACGAGACCGGCAGCATCAAGTGCGGCGAGGATGGCGTCTGCCTCACGAATCCGCGTGCGCCAACGCTCTGGGTGGTCGACGGCTACGGTCAGAAATACCGGACCGCATTCACGAAAGTCCCCATCTGGGTCATTGCCGTCTGCAACGCAGAGCGACCTTGCTATTACCTCTTTCGCGGAAGCGGTCATAGCAAAACAGCCTGTTCTTTTGTAAGGCGCGGGATGTCCCCGCTTTGTCGGTTGACGGTGATGACGCACTTCACAATGGTATCGAAGTGAGGGCCTTGCTCGATGATTTCGTGCAAGTCCGCGATCTCCTCGATAAAATGGCACGCGAATTGTCCACCCTCCTCGGATCGGTACTCAATATCAACGCGCCATCTCGCGTCGTCTCGCGGTTCTCCTACTTCACCTCCACGAGAGGGGAATTGGATTACGTCGCTCATCATCTCTCTCCTAGGTTCGGGGCGCGCGGGTCGTCTGTTTCCTCTTGGGCGGTGTCTGTGCGCTCAGATGCCAAGCCAGTCGGCTACGGGCACCCATTTGTTGTATTCAGGGTGCAGTCGACAGGTGACGATATCGTTCTCTTTGTAACCGTGTGACATCCGCATATCAGGCGCGCCAATTTTCTTCCGCTCGCTCTGATCCATTTCGTTCCAAAGCGTGTTGTCGATCCTGAGCCTGGCAGACCCGTCAGGAAGACGCTCGATAATTTCGCCCCATGGGCTCTCGCCACGAAGCAACATTTTTGCAGTTTCGTTTCCCATCAGTCTTCTCCTTTCCATCACCGCTTTAGGTTCGGGGCGCGCGTCGAGTTCTCTTGCCGCATCAATGGACGGCGTTCGGGCATTGCTAGGCCGCCCATGAGCGCCCACAACGAATTGCGCTAATCGTTGCGTGGTGGACCCGAAAGCATCGCGCAATCGCGGTATTGGTCAGACCGGACGCGATCATTCGACGCACAATAACCACGTCATCGGCGCTCAACTTTGCATGGCCGTTCCGCGCTCCAGCTTGTTCGCCATTTCGGCCACGTCCGCGTTCCACCATATCCTTCGCGTTGTCGACATGATTACCAAGCTCAAGATGAAGCGGGTTCACACAGCGGGGGTTATCGCACTTATGGCGAACAAGGACGCCTGAGTCGGGCCAGCTCCCGTTAACTAGTCCATAGGCAATGCGGTGGGCGCTTGTAGATCCCTTTGCTGGGATATGAAAACTGCCGTAACCGCTCCCAGCGATAGCGCCGTTCCATGTCCAGCATTCGTCATGAGTCGATGGGATCGACGCCTTTGACCAGAAACGGGCAACAGTGATAGGGGATAGGTCAGCCATCTCGACCTCCTGTAAGGTTGGGCTGGTTAGGGCCGGACGGTGTTGACGCACCGTTTCGGCCCGAACTTTGTAGCACAGGAAGCGAGTGAGTACAAATACGGAACATGGCGCGTTGTTGTGCGCCAATTAATGCGGGTTCTGGTCGGAGTGGTGCGATTCGAACGCACGACCCCATCGTCCCGAACGACAGTACCGCCCATTTAGTCACTCTCTGTTCCCGCTATTGTCCCAGTTTCGTTCTGCTTGGTGTCGGTTGATGGTTCTGGTTGTTGTGCGCAAAGTGTGCGCCTTGCCTCTTCGGCGGCCTCTTCCTCCGCTTCTTCCAAAGCTGCGATCTGACTGGCGAGAACCCGTGCGATTTTTCGCAGCTCTGCGCTGTTCTCGTAGCCCTTGGTAACGAGCCAAAAGCCACGAGCAGCCGATGACGATGAGAGCACCACTTTTGCCCCGCGATAAGCCAGTTCATCGATGAGGACGTGTTCGCTAGGGGGCATGTAGCCTCGCTGCCACGCCCCGTAATCTACGGGGCTTCGGTGCCATTGTGGTCGCATCTGTTCCATCGTGGTTTCCTTTTGCCAATTCCGTTTTTAGCGCCCCGATCATGGCAATGCGCGCAATCGTTCTCTGACACCCGAGAAGCGTCTCTAGAAAAAGGTCCGGCATTAGGTCGCCTTTCCTTTGGTTGCAGTCCCAGCAGACAATCAGAATTGCTGTCCCTTGTTTCGATAGAGGCAGGACATGATCTCGTGTCGGCCAAACCCCTCGCGGGCCGTCGACCCTCATTTTTCTCCCGCAATAGGGACATCCTTTGCCGTTGGCGCGAGCGCGGTCTCTACCGATCACCACCCCGGAGCACGATTTCATTTGCGGTCATGATCTCTTTTCCGTCACAGAACAGAAACGCCTTTCCCGCGCGGTGCCGGCAATGGAATGCCGGCGTTGAAGGCGGATGCTGCCTCTAGAAGCCAGTCGCGGTGATCATCGTTCCCGTGAAGAATGGCCTTGGCGAATCTCTCGACAGCAGCACGCGCTTCTCTCGTCATGCGAGGTGTTTCGTATTGGATCACTTCTTGCATCACGCTCTCCTCTTGGTGACGGCATCTGCCGCCTGCTTCTGATACAGCGGCGAGTGATGACCGTAGTTTCTTTCGACCATATCGGCAGTCATTCCAAGGAAGCCAGCGACTTGCCACACTTCAACTCCGGCCTGTAGCAGCCATACAGATGTAGCGTTGACAGAGCAGCGTCTTTTGTTGGGATGGCATAACTATTACCGCGAAAGCCTTCACCCACACCGTACACCGCGCCTCTATGACGAACGGCGAACAGTGCGGCCCCCTTCCCGTGACGACCGGCAAGGTTGCTCCCGAAAACAAAAACAGGTTCAGTCATTCCGCGTCCCTTTCTTCGGTAGTAGCTGTCTGTACGGCTATCCAGCCGGGGCGTGAGGATGGGAAGCCGCGAGACCTGATCTTGGCTTTCGAGGCCGGGTGAATGCCGAGATGCTTCGCCCGCATCCTCGCCACCTTCGATTTCTCGGCGACGTCAGCCGCCGTCTTTTCCTTGTGCGGCTTTCCGCGAAGGATTGGCGCAAGGTTGGTCTCGCGGTTCTCGCCACCGTTGATGAGCGCAACAACGTGGTCTAGGTCCCACGCATCGCCGGGCTTGATCTTCTGGCCGGACCAGTGGCAGCGGCCGTTGTGGGCTTCGAAGACGCGAAGGCGAACGCGCGGCGGTGCTGGCGTGTCTGGCG